AAGCCGCCGCCTGAAATGAAACCCATGCCATAGCTTACCCCGGCGGAATACTGGTCGAAAACGCAGGACCGCCTCTCACCATCCAGGCCGGGTCCGTGCTCCCCTGGATTGCGGCCCGGATCTTCGGTGTCGTGGTGGCCTGCCTGTGCAGAGAGATCAGCATGCTCCCACCCCCTCCCGAACCTCGCGCAGAATCGACCTTGCCATGAAAAGGGTGGATCGGCGAGGGTCTATGTGATCATCCGGGATGGAACACATATCGAACCGCGCTGGCCCAAATCGCGGGCGTCACCAGATTGACCGAACTGGACGGGGACGGCTTCGAGGCGATGATGGGTCTCTTCGAATACCTGGGCTTTCGGCCGCTGGTTTCGCAAGGATCAAGCTATGGCGCGCGACCAGGCATGGCGAGCTTCGCGCAGATTGAGCTGATCCGGGCGCTGTGGCGCGAGTACACCCATGGCAGCTATGACGGCGAGGCCGAGCTGAACAGATGGCTGGAACGCTGCTTCAAGATATCGTCGCTGCGGTTCCTGACCGCTGCGGCCGCCCCGAAGGCCATCACGGCGCTGAAGGCGATGAAGGCACGGTCCCGCGCGGCGTGACACTCCGAAACACGGCAATGGAAGGGCCGCGCGGCTTGCGCTGCCCTTTTTCGTGAGAGGCGCTGATTCGCCCGCTGACAGGCTTTGCTGTTTTCCGGCTACCTGTTCAGCGCCTAACCCTTTCGCGCCCGTCCTGCCTATTCTAAACACCGTTTAACGGCGAAGCCTGACGGCTACTGCCGAGGTGTTCAGCCCATCGGACTTGAAAATCGGTAGCGATCCTGCGATATGATCGTGTGAGCCTGAGCCATTTTCAGAGAGCCGGTCATGTGCCGTGGGGGATGTCTCTGGCCCCCCGGGTTCACACCCCGCCACGCTTGCGAACGGTCGCGGCCAGCGCTAGATTTCCTTTGACGCCTGAGCCATTTTCGGAAAGCCGATCATGTGCCGTGAGGGATCTGTCTGGCCCTTAAGGCGTTACCCCCTGAACCCATTCAGGGAAGGAAGGTATTCAGGGTTGCCATAGGTTTGAGCCATGGCAATCGACCCGACACCGCATCTTCTCGTTCCTTCCTGCGCCGACTGCGCAGCCATGGGCATGCATGTGCCCGAGATGCTGCACGAGATGGAGGAAGATATCGGCGCGGATGCCGTGCGCGACTTCCTTCTTGCGCATGGCGGGCGGGAATTCTCGATCCCCGTGCGTCACGACCTTGACACGCTGCCCGGACGGCAAATGACGGCCACCGACTGGCTGGTGCTCAACCATGGCTTCGGCCGGATTACGCTGCCGAAAGGGCCGGCCGGGCATCGCATGCGGGTCAATTTCACCGTCCTGACGCTTCGCCGGGAAGGCCGCAGCGTCGGGCAGATCGCGACCGCGACCGGCATCCATTCCCGCAGCGTCTCGGCGATCCTGAAGCGCCTGACCGAACGCGGCCTTCTGACACAACCCTTCACCTGACGGACCCCAGACATGCCCATCATCAACGCTGAAAATCTCGACCTTGCCTTCCGGGGTTTCAAGTCGATCTACTCCACGGCCTACCTCGCCGCGCCCAGTCAGGCCGCGAAGGTCGCGATGACGGTGCCCAGCAGCTCGCGCGACGAAAGCTATGGCTGGCTGGGGCAGTTCCCGCAGTTGCGGGAATGGCTGGACGGCGAGCGCGTCGTGCGCCAGCTGAAGGCTCATGGCTTCACCATCGTGAACCGCAAGTTCGAAAGCACGGTTTCGGTCTCGCGCGACGATTTCTCGGATGACCGGCTCGGCGTCTTCAAGCCGATGTTCGCCGAGATGGGGCATGCCGCCGCGCTTCATCCCGACGAAATCGTCTTTGGATTGCTGGCGCAGGGCACCACGACCCTGTGCTTCGACGGCCAGAACTTCTTCGATACCGACCACCCGGTCCTCGATCCGGACGGCGCCATTGTGATCGACGGCGAGACCTATTCGCCGGTCAGCAATTTCGACGATGGCGCCGGGCCGACCTGGTATCTTCTGGATACCTCGCGCGCCGTCCGGCCGATCATCTGGCAGGAGCGCGAGAAATACGAGTTCCAGAACGTCAACCGGCTGAATGACGAGCGCGTCTTCATGACCGACAACTTCCTTTACGGCATCCGGGCACGGGTGAATGCGGCTTCGGCCTGTGGCAGTTGGCCCATGCCAGCCGCGAAGCCCTGAACGCGGCCAACTATGCCGCGATCCGCGCACAGATGCAGACGCTGACCGGCGATCAGGGACGCCCGCTCGGCATCCGCCCGAATGTCCTGGTCGTGCCGCCGCAGCTGGAAGAGGCGGCGTTCCACCTCCTGAACACCGAGACGCAGGATGGCGGCGGTTCGAACCCGTGGAAAGGCACCGCCGAAATCGTCGTCACCCCGTATACGGGCGGCTGACATGACCGGACGCACCGCGATCTGCGAGGCCGTCGAGCTTCCCGCAAAGACCGCGCCGGACTGGGTGCATCTTCTGCCGGTCGGCGCGGTCAACGGCCGCGACGGGCGGCGCTGGCGTCTGGACGATCCGGCCCAGCTTATCGCCCGGTCGGCGAAGGGCGGCGATCTGCCGATCGACTACGACCACGAAAGCGAAAAGCCGAAGTCCCATGGCGGGCCGCTGCCCGCCGCCGGCTGGATCAAGAGCCTGCAAACGCGGACGGACGGCATCTGGGGCAAGGTCGAGTGGACCGGCCGCGCGGCCGAGATGATCGCCAACCGGGAATACCGATTCCTGTCGCCCGTCCTGCACTATCACCCGACCACCGGGCAGGTCCTGCGCCTGATCGGGGCTGGCCTTGTCCACCGCCCCAACCTCGCCCTGACCGCCCTTTCCGAACAGGAGATGACCATGCCCGATCCACTTGAGGACGCCGCCACCGCCGATCTTTCGCGCATCGCCACAGCCCTCGGCCTGAACGAAACCGCCGATGCCGATACGATCCTGACCGCAATCAACGCGCAGACGGCGCCCGATCCGGCGCGCTATGTGCCCATCGAGGCCGTGGCCGATCTGCTGAAACAGCGCAACAGCGCGGCCAGCGACAACGCCGCGCGCGCGGCCGATGCGAAGGTCCAGCAGGCGATGAATTCCGGATACCTGACCCCGGCCATGCGCGATTGGGCCGTCGCCCTCTGCACCCAGGACGAAGCGAGATTCGACAGTTTCATCGCGACCTCCACGCCGGCCTATGCTCACCTTCGTCGCCCGAGCCGCTTGCACGATGTCGGCCACGAGGCGCAAGGACGTAGACCGGCCAGCGCCGATGAACGGGCGATCTGCGAACAGCTCGGCCTGACGCCCACAGATCTGAAATAGGAATGTGCGGCCCGGTTGGGTAGCGATGACGGGCCGCACAGCCACCGCCCCGCAACGGTTCGGGCTTCTCTGTCCCGGTCGAGGGCCGATGCGGGGCGGTGATCTGAAAAGGAGAAAGTCATGAGCGGAGCCGCTGTCACGACCGATATTGACGCCAGCGAGGCGCGCGCCGCATTGGCGCGGCTGAACGACAGCCAGATTCGCGGCATCCTCGCAGCCATCGGCGCAGTGATCAAAAGCCAGACCGTTCACCGTATCGACAGCGAGAAGCGGGCACCTGACGGTGGGTCCTGGGCACCCTGGTCGCTGGACTATGCGCGGTCACGCTCTGGCGGACATTCGCTTCTGGAAAACGAGGGCCACCTTCGGGACAGTATCGGCTGGCAGCTGCGCGGCGATGAAGTGGCCATCGGCACCAACCTGGTCTATGGCGCGGTTCATCAGTCCGGCGGTGACGGCACGCCGGCGCGTCCATATCTCGGCTTCTCCGGCGAGAACCGCGACGAGATCGAGCGGCTGGTGGTCGCCGGCATGGAAGACGTTCTGTGACGGGCGCGCCCGTTCAATCGCCCGGTCAGGGCCGCGTGACGGCCGACGATCTGTCCGGGATCGACACCGCCCTTGCCGAATTATCGGTCCTGCGCGGCACGCTCTCCCGGCTTGAAACCTCTCTTGAACGGCTGCGCGGCGCGGCCCTGCAACATTCCCTGTCACAACTTCCGGCATGCGATGTGCCGCCGACCGAACGCCGCCGCGCCCACCGCTCGGGCCGCCCGCCGATCATCGACACCG